TACCATCTGAACATTGGTGTAAAATCTCATTATGCAGTCTCTGGTGCCGAACGTGCGTTTCGTATTTCTCAGTGTATATTATAGCATCCTTTCCAGAAAATTCCTCATAAGCACTGATAAACATTGAGAAATAGTGCCAGTGGTCAGGGTGAATATATTGAGGAGACAAGCAAATGTGAACATGATCAAAATCATAGTTCTCAAATTTATAATCTTCCTTCAGATAATATTCATACGCATCTCCAAGATAGTGCTTATCTCTCCTATTTCTAGTTCCATTTCCATCGCTATTATCATTCATTATCCATGTAAATGAATTTAATTTTCCTTGGCTATGAAGCCAAATTCCCCAATTACCTTCATTAATAAGATTATGCTTTGTTACCATTTCATATTCGTTATCCGGACTACCCATTCCGTGAAAAACATCATCATGATGATCAATATTGATTAAATCAATATTTTCTTCTTGATCGATAGCAAATAAAATAGAATCATGATCATATCCAAAAGAAACTTTTGGATTACTCTTCAATGCCTTAAGAAAAGTATTAAAGCAATAAATTAAATTTGAGGTATCAATAAAAAAATGACTCCTATCAAACG